CACTCGGCGAGCTGCTCGGCGAACAGCCGGACCTCGCGGGCGTGCCCGCCGACGAGCCCGACGTTGAACAACGTCAGGTCGGCGTGCTCGTCGATCCACGCGGCGTGGTCGGGGTGGAGCTGCCGCATCCACCAGAACCCGACGCTGCGCTGGTGCCGCGAGTCCGTCGGGCCGGGCTCGGACCCGACGTACAGGTTGCGGTCGGTGATGATCCGGAACGGGTCGCGCTGCAACAGCGTGACGTCGCCACCGTCGACGCACCACACGCGGGCGTCGGGCTCGAGCCCGGCGACGTAGTCGGCGATGTGCCGCCAGCGCGCCCAGTAGGCGTTCGGGATGTCGTTGGCGACGTGCACGTACACGGCCCGGCCGTCCGGCCGGAGCTCCTCGTCGTCGTACAGCACGACGGCCGTCACCTGGTGACGCTGTAGCGACGACAGGACGGTGAGCACCTTCGGGTCGGCCGGCCAGTGCTCGCCGGGCTGCGGGTCAGGGTGGCGGGTGAACAGGCACGTGATGACGACATCTCTTGCCGGCGTCGCTGGTCGTTGCACCTTCACCGTCCCTCCCGCTCGGCGATCAGTGCCCGCATCGCTGCCGGGTCGCGGCGCGCCCGGTGGTAGCGCTGAGCGAGCTCGCTGTTCGGCTGCCAGCGCGCCGACCCGATGTCCCGGCACGTGGGGTCGTGCCAGAGCGACACGGCGATGCCCGGATGGTATGTCGGCGGGCCGACGAGACATTCGACCGCTGCGTGCAGCTGGTCGTCTTCGCCGCCCCACCCGGTGAACCGCTCGTCCATCCCGCCCGCGGCGTGCCACACGTCGGGACGGCACACGTAGATGCCGCCCGTGTTGCCGCCCGGCTCGAGGTCGGTCCCGGCGTACAGGTACCGGTCGAACGGGTAGTGCATCCCACCGTTGCGGGCCGTAGCGATCGCCGAGGACAGTCCGGCCGGCGACGGCATCGTGTCCGCATCCGAGATCACCACTACCGCCGCGCCGAGCTCGACCGCACGATCGACGACCATGTTGCGGCTCGCCGCCCGGTTGAACGGGTCATGCCCTGAGTCGCAGCACACCATCCGCGCACCTGGCAGATGGTGCCGATACCAGGCGAACACGAGGCGGAACGCCGGGACACGGTCCGGGGTCTCCCGCCACGGGAACCCTACGACGACATCGTCGTAGCTCACCGGATCTCCAATTGGTGCATCTTCACCGTCGAACCGAACTCGGCGACCACCCGCTCGAGCGCCTCGACAAACCGGTCCCGGTCGTCAATCCGCGCTAGCTCCCTGCTGCGAGCCTTCGCCCGCCTCGACCATGCCGGCCAGTCGCCGAGCACTTCGTCGATCGCTGCGACCCAGTCGTGCGGGTCGTCGAGCGGAGCGAACCGGGCAGCGGCGCCGAGCGACTCGCGCAGCCCCGGCGTCGGCGACGCGATGACGGGGATGCCGGACGCCATCGCTTCGACGCCAACCATGCCCCACGTCTCGTACAGCGACGGCATGAGCAGCACGCGGGTGCGTGCGTAGACGTCGTCGCGCATGTTGCTCGTCGGGCCGATCACGGTCACGTTTCGCCACGGCGGCACCTGCTGCGCCCCGTAGCCGCCACGCACGCCGAGGAACGGCCGGTCGGGCATGGCTCGGGCGAGGCGCCCGAACAGCCCGCCACCCTTGGCCTCGGCAAGGTTGACCAGCGTGATGCAGTCGCCCGGCTTCGTCCGGTACTCGGCCGGGTCGACGTACGGCCGCACGACGATCGACGGCCCAGACCAGTCGGACGCGTCGCGCAGCGACTCGCTGTTGAACACGACGAGCGCGGCGTCGAGCGCGCCGTGCGGACCGCCGCCGTGCGCCATCCGCACCGACGGTCTCCCGGCGGCTGCGGCGACCTCGGCGCCGAAGCCGCCGTCTCCGCAGTGGGAGACGACGACGTCGGCGTCGGCGGCGATCTCGTGTGCGTAGCTCGCCCCGCGCAGCCCCGTGTCGACGACGACGCCGTCGAGCTCGTAACGCTGCGCCCGGTCGAGCTGCGCGAACACGTGCACGTGATGGCCGCGCTCCACCACGTGCCGCATGAGACGGTGAGTCGCGAGCCACGCACCCACCCGCGACGCGGGCGGGTAGCGCGGCGTGATGGCTGCGACCTTCACGGGTCAGCTCGAAGCGCCGGCCGTGATCTTGACGGCGCGGATGAACTTGAGATCCGTCCCGCTGTCGTTGTCCGGGTCGTCCGACGGCACCCACTTGCCGTAGGCATCGAACTCGCCGTGATCCTTGATGATGTCCGTCCCGACGAACACGTCGAAGCCGAGCACGTCCTGCCAGGCATCGGCGCTCGAGTCGAACGTGCGAATCGCCCGCATCGCGAAGCCGCCCGCCGACACCGACGCGCCCCACGGCACACCCTCCGGCTTGACCGGGGCACGGCTCGACAGCACGTAGGCGGTCCGGTGGAACGCGTAGCCGACGTTCGGATCGATCGCATTCGACACGACGACCCGAGAGAACCCCGCGAACGCCGTCGCGATCGACGCGTCGCGGAGCGCCGCCTGCGCCGTGTCACCCGCCGAGTCGTACCGGCGGACCTGGTCCGACTGGATGAACTCGAGCGCGAGCCGGGTGCCGAGCACGACGGCCCGACCCGACATCGGGACGTTCGACCTGGTCAGATCCATACCAGCCTCGGTGAGCACGCCGTGCGGGTCGTCCGCATCCCACGCGACCGTGTGCTCGTAGGTGGCGGACTCCATCAGCTCGGCGACAACCTCCTCATGACCGCGGACCATCGCGTTGGTGATCGGCGCCATGACCTGCGCGCCGAAGTCGCGGATGTCGAGGGTCATTTCCTCGTCGCTGATCGGCGTCTGCTTGTACAGGTTGTACGCCAGCGTGATCGTGATCTGCCCCTCGTGCAGGGTGTCGCGGCTGCGGCTGCCGGCCGAACGCATGGCACGGCGACGCGCCGACGTGTAGGCCGGCACCGTGAGCACGATCTTGTCGTTCCTCGCGCCGGCGAAGTCACCACCGGCGTCACGCCAGACGAGGCTCGGCAAAACGACCTCGCGCTCGAGCGCGCCGAGAGCGGCGAACAGCACCTTTTCGGCCTTGACGAAGTTGTTAGCCATGGCTACCTCCTTCGGGGGTGTGTCGTCATCCGCCTACGACCGCCATGGCCGGGGTCGAGCGGGTCACAAAGGGATCACGGCCGGGGGATGAAGTCCGCGAGCTTGCGCGGGTCGAGATCCTCCGGGGGTTCCGTGGGATCGCTGCCACCGCGCAGATCCGGCTTCGGCCGTTCCGACGGTGGCGGGGTCGACTGAGCGGCCACCGACGGGAACAGCGACAGGATCTCGTCGGCGTCGGCCTCGAGCTCCTCGCGGGTCTCACCGCTCAGGCGCTTCGCCTGCGCCGGGGTGAGCCCCTTCTCGAACGCAACCTCGAGCCGGGTCAGCTTCCGTGCGAGGTCGTCGCGGTCGCGGACCGCCGCCTCCAACTGCTCGCGCAGCTTCTCGGCCTCGGACTTGCCGGCGTCCTCGAACTCCTTGACGCGCTGCGCGAGCTCGTTCGCTCGCTTCTCGGCTTCGCGCCGAGCCTTGCGCTCCGCCTCGAGCGCCCGCATCCCGGCCTCGCCGAGCGGGCTGTCGTCGCTGCCAGGTGCGCCCTTCGCGGGCGCCGGTTCCTGCTCGTCGGGCTTCTCAGTGGTGGTGGTCGTTGTGGATGCACCCATCGCGGGTGATGCCTCCTTGCTTGGGGGGGAGCGGTCCCCTCGCGGGACCGACACCGGATGCGCCAGCCGATGGCTGGCAGCGATCAGAGGTTCCGTGTCTCGACGAGGCGCCGGAACACGAGCGCGGTGTCGCCCTCGTGCTGCTTCGCCTGCTGCCAGAGATCGCGGAAGTACCGCGAGCCGGGCGGCCACGCACCTTCGCGGCGGTAGACCGGCACCGGCTCGCAAAAGCAGTTGTCGTGCGGCTTGAAGTCCGCTGTGCGCTCGGACTTATAGACCGGGCCGCGGCTGGCGAGCATTGCGCAGAACGCACACGTGTTGCCCGACGTCTGCCGGGCCCAGCCGAGCGCGTCCGGGTCGGCGTCGACCGTTGCGAGGATCGTCTGCCGGGAACCGTCGAGCACGTGCCGCATCGCGGCGCCGGCAGCGCGTTGGGATGCGACGTGCATCGCCCGCTCGACACTCCGGCCCTTGCGCACCGACGACTTCACCGCGACCGGCCCGGTGACTCGCATCGACGCCTCGAGCGCCGCGGCCGTGACGGCCTCGGCGAGCACGACCGGCGGCGGGGCCGCTGCCGCGCCGAGCTCGACCCGCTTGAACAGCGTCAGGTAGTTCGCTGCCAGGCGGGCCGACTCGGCGCGGCCACCACCCACGATGCCCTGCACCGCGATCAGCCACCGGCTGAACGTCCCGTCGAGGTCGGCCGCGTCGAGCAGCGGCCAGACCTGTTGCATCCTCAACGCGACGCGTGCGGCGATGCGGATCTGTGCTCGGCGATGCGCCTCGGCGAGCCGGGTCGCCTCCGGCGTCGCCGGCATCACGCCACCTCGGCGGGGAACGACGACGCGCCGTCGACGAGCTCGCGCAGCAACGCATCGGTCGCGTCGCTCTCGGCGGCGAGACGCTTCGCCTCGTCGACATCCTGCTGCGTGAAGACGGGGATCTTCGGCCACAGCACTTCCGGCGGCACGCCGAGCGACTGGCAGAGCTTCCCGAACGCGTCCGCGGCGTGCGCCAGCGACCGGATCGACGTGTCTTTCCAGATCACCTGAGCCTCGTAGTCCTCGGCGGTCTCGGTGTCACCGGCGATGTGCGCGGCGAGACGCAGCAGCAGTTCGTGCGACTCGCCGAACTGGTGCTTGACCTCGTCGGACTTTGCGTCCTGCGACGACTTCAGCGCGTCGAGAGCTTCGGCCGACAGGTTCGCGATGCCGCCGAGTAGCTCGAACGCCGGGGTCTGCGAGACGGCGGCGAGGTCGGTCAGGTCGCGTTCTTCGGCCTTGATGAACCCGTCGAGCGGGGTCGCCGGGAGCGACCCGAACTTCGTGTCCTTGTCGGGCGAGAGCAGGAAGTCATTCACCCGGAGCAGCGAGAGCACTTCCCGCACACTCATCTCGTTCTCGTCGGCCGACTTCTTCACGTCCATCCCGGCGATGGTGCGGACGATCCACGACGCGAACCGCTGCACGACGAGCCGGTCGAACACGGTCTGATCGATGCGGCCCAGGATCGGGATGAACGGTTCGATCTCGCCGACTGCACGGCCCTCGAGGTCGAATCGGTTCGCGTACCGGACGACCGGGCACACGCCGACGTCGTGAACCTCCGTGCCGACGTACTTCGGCTTGCCGACTTCGTGCTCGAGGAAGAGGTCGTGCACGAACCGCTCGTCGAACACGCGCAGCCGGTAACCATTGCGAGCCTTCCGCACGAGCATCGCCATCTGCGGGAAGTCGTCGTCGGCAGGGTCGTCGTAGACGGCGACCATCTCCCGCGGCGACACGCCGCGCAGCTTCGGCATCGGCTCGCCCGACAAGGTCTTGCCCGGCAGCGCGTAGGCGTACGCGATGCCGTAGGTGAGCGCGGCGCGGTGCACGTGGATCTGCCGGGCGTCCCAACCGTTCGCCTGCCAGATCAGCCACGCCCGGTTGTCCTCGGGCGCCTTCGGACGGCGGTAGCCATCGACGTAGAGGGTCTGCACGACCGACGACACGATCAGCGCTCCCCACGGCGCCTGAGCGCGAGCGGCGAGCTCCTTGTATTCGGCCGTTGCGTTCTTCGGCCTGTGCGGCGGGTCGTGGTCCCACCGCGCCCACCGGTCGATGCGGTCGAACTTGTCGCGGTCCGCCGACCACGTCGGCATGAGTACGTCGCCGACCGCGGCGACGACGGCGTCTCGGTTCATCGCCACGATGCGGCCTCCCTACAGGTACACGATCCCGGTGTGCTCGTGCTTCGGCGCCGCTGCGAGCACGAGCCGGCGCACCATCCGGGCGCCGATCATCGCGACCGCCGCGTCGATCTTCTTCGACGACGATCTCGACTCCTTGGCGATCGACACGCCGTACCGGTTCGGGGACCGGCGAGCGTTCGCCACATGCCGGCTGAGGATCGGGTTGCCGTCATGGGTGAACATCCCGTCGGCGATCTCCTGCGCCACCAACTCCGCCTCACGGGTGAACTCGCCGACATGCGACCGCATATCCCACGCGATCGGTTCCGGTTGCTTCCCAGACGGCACAGCCATGATCCGCAGCCGGTCCCGATACCGCTGCGGCCACGTCACCTTGACGAACGACTCCCACTCGGCGACGTCCGCGAAGAACGCGACCACCTTGTGCGACGCGAAGACATGATCGACAGCCAGGTCGACGAGCTCGACCGGCACCACGTCGTCGGTGTCGTGCGACGGGTCCGGCTCCCAGATCGTCGGTGAGCCGTCAACCTGGCGCGGCACAAACACGTGCCCGTCGTCCACCCGGCAGGCGACGAGCGCCGTCGCATCCCTCGACTTCGACCCGTCGAAGAACAGCACGATCTCGTCGTCAGGCGCCACAACGACCGACGGGTCGGCCAACGCGCCCCACTGCCCCGACTCGAGCCACGCGTTCGACGGCGCCACCGGCCGATTCAGATACTTGCGGATCGAATCATCCGGGTTCGCCGACGCACGCCAGATCCGCTGAATGATGTTCTCCAGGTCGACCCACGGCGACCCGGCGTAGACGTGCTCGAGCGCCGCCATCAGCGACGCACGATCCGACATGTCCGTGTCGGCCGGCGCGACACGAGCGTCGTAGAGGATGCGCTGATCGGCCCGGCTACGCCCTTCCTCCTGCGCCACCCAGTCGTCGAAAGTTGCTTCTGCAACTGACCCGGCGCCGATCGTCCACGCATTGCAGGTGTGCACCATCCTGCCGCCGGTCTTCGTCAGGTTGTCGATGACCGTGCTGTTCAGCTCCGGGCCGTTGTTCGACGGCAGCCAGTGCTCGGGCTCGTCCCCGACGGCGAACGTGGTCTGCGCACCCTCCGCCGACGTGTAGCTCGACGTGATGACCTCGAGCGTCCCTTCCGGCAGCTTGTAGAACTGGGTCTTGCCGACGTCGATCCCGTACCGCTTGGCAAGCGGCCCGTCCTTCGGGCAGAACGCCCGGACGTAGCGCATCGTGTTCTTGGTCTGCGCCTCCGACGCGGCGACGATCTGCACCCAAGGCATCTCGACCGGCTTGCCGACCGCGCCGCCGAGCACCCGATCGTCGAACCGGTCGAGCCGCACCGGCCCTAAAAACTCGGCGAGCGCCAGCGCCGCAGCGAACGGCGAGTTGTGCGTTGGGATCATCGACTCGCCGGCCAAGAACACGCCGCCTTCAACGGTGATGCAACGCATCGGCACGGACTCGACCTCGTCGGCCGAGACAATGTGGCGGTAGCCACTGAGTGCGCCCTGAACTCCACGGCCGGGGCGTTCCCGCCGGTGCCGTGCATGGTAAGCGTCGAGCGCCGCCTGCTTGCGCGGCAGTAGCGCGATCACCCGGCCGGCCGGGACCGGGGCGCACACTCGATACCGCGGCCCGCAGTCCCGGCCGTTGAGTCGGGCCCGGTCGACCGCCATGCGGG